CACAATCACTCACGGCTCTATTGCTGCCGTTCAATATGTCACCTTACCCAATAACGACAAGGTAACTGTCACCTATGCTTTAGACGGCTCAGAGAGGGAATTGCCAAAACTGCCCTTAGAGGTTCAAGCGGCTGTCAATCGTCAATTTGGGGCTATCTTTGCACTGCCATACGATAGCCGACAAGCCTTTATTGATAATTCAATTCCCTTTGATGTAGAGGTGGCAGCATGATCTACTTCGCTTTAAGCCCTGACGGGTTATTGTGCAATTTGGGCGATCACGGGGATTTTGAAGCTGCTGACGCTACTGCAAGCGATCTTAAAATTGACGCTATTTGGCTGCTGGATGAATTTGAAGCGCAAAATTGGGCATCATTTATTCAAGAGCAAATCAAAGAAACTAGAAAAGCATTAGCCGTTTTATGATCTATGCTTGCATTGCCCTAGTTCTGCGAATACTTAGCGGGAAACGCTAAAACCCCAAAGCCCTCTACGGAGGGTTTTTTCTTGTCCAGCACTATTGGTATGCCCAAGCCTTAAAACCGCCTAGAAGGGGCTTTTATGGCCTTTGGTGGGCATTTCTTCGCACAATCTGCGGATGGTTTCATTCAATGCGTCTATTTCATCCATCTTGCTTATAGCCCATGCCCGTTTTTGCCCATGCCATCCAAGCATAGGGTTTCGGTGGCAATCAACGCAAAGGGCAATGCAAGTGTACTGAAGCCCTTGTTTGTAATGGTGGGCTTCTGTTGGTGGTGGTGCTTCGCATACTGAACAAGGAAGGTTTTTAACCCTTGCAAGGTGCAATCGTTCCTTTGCGTTCAGTTTGTTGTTCATTGGGTGGCTTTTTGCTCTATTCGGGCAGAGTATTGCTCGGTGCGCCAAACTTCAATTCTTGCTTGTGCTGCGGTCATTAGCCATCTAAAGCGTTCTTCACGTTCCACGGCTTCCCTAATACCTTCTAAGATTTGGATGTAGTCTTGGTGAGCATAAGCAAAGGTTTCCTGCTTCCCAAGAACCTCTGTCCCTGCCTGGCTCATAAGTTGGGCTTTACGGCTTTTTCTGAATTCTTCTAAGTACATTCGATCAGATTTAGCCTTTGCATACAGTGGCGCAGTGTCAATCAGGTATTGAATAGCCTTGGTGGGTTCGTTCATGCTTGTTTCCTTGCTCGGATAGCTTCTCCAATGTGCATTGCTTCTCTAACCTCTGCACACTCTGGAAAACCACCCTTTACCCAAAAATCAACTGAAATATCCGCCAATTTTGCACATTCATCACGTTCGGCAGAGGCAACAAGATTGGCAAAGCGTAAAAGACCATCTTCATCAAACTTCAAACCGCTTACAGTGTGTTCTATTGCCAATTTAACAATGTCGTCTTTGGTCATACATCCTCCATTTTGTAGTTTAGTTTATGGTGCTGAAAACGCATTGCCGCCTCACACTCCATCTCTTTAAACTGTTCATCAGAAAATAGCCCTATGACGTTTTTTCCCTCAAACCACACTTCTTTAATTGATTCGTTAAAGGTTGAATCTTCGTCTGATTCATATTCGTAAACTACTGTAACGATCTCGCTACCCGCACCTACTGTTGTGTCAAATTCCCATGTATTCATAATATTCACCCTTGTTAAAACCTTTAATTTACTCTTGTTTATTTCTTTTTCTATTAGGACTTACCCTAATGTCTGAATCATTCTTAAAGCGGCTTCAGGATTGTCAATTCTGCACAATGTACTTCCCGACCAGTTCTCAAAAAAGTCTGTTTGTAGCTTGGTAAACTTCTTTTTAGAGTTTGTTTTAATCTCTACTAAAAAGGTATGGTTTTTATAGCCTACTAACAAATCAACTGGCAGACCGATAATCCAAACGTAAGCACCCGCAGATCGCAAGGCACTAACTATTTGATCTTGATTTGCATCTACCCTAGCGGCATATCTCATAAAAGTGTTCCTTCTCTCATTTGTGCCATGTAAGTGCGAATTCGATCTCTTGCACCAGTTCCATAGATTCTTTCTGCCCTCTCAAGCCTTGCCCTGATGAGATCACGATTCTTTGACCATTCCCAATTGCGATAAAGCTCTCTTGCCTCGGCTTGCTCAAGGATTACTCTATCGCTTGGGCCTTGAATGTTACGTCTGCTCCAAATCACCAGTTAACTCCAAGGCTAAATTTATTAAACGTACGGGATATGGTACGCCTTCCTTAACTCTGTCTAGCAGTCTCATGGCTTCAAAGTAGTTCATACAAATAAAAGTTGTTGGGTTTTTACAGTTGTTCCAGAGTCATATCTCTCAGAGTCGCCTTTTGGATATGGCATAACTTCGTATTTCAATTTAGAACGTAAAACTTTTTTATCAGTTTTTGAGCCATGAAAAATGATATATCTATGTTTTCTTGAACGCTCTGTGTAATAAAAATCATCACCATGAAGTTCTTTTATTTCCTCCAATGTCAAGCCATCACTTATGGTTTTTGAATGCTTGTGTTCTTGTCCTTTAATTGTCCAATCAACTCTATTTGCAGAAAGTCCTGTGTAAAGAAAATTGGTGGCTTGGTAAACGTAACCTACGTGACCTTTGCCTGTGTCAGCATAAGAAACAACAATCATTGGTTTTGGCAATAACTTAATTGAGTTCGCAACAAGGAATGATGCTTCGTTTTTGTGGTTGTCCAACAAACAAACTCGGTTTAGCTCTAAAACTTTGTCTGAATATTCTTTGCCACAGATTCCCATACAAAGTGATGGCGAAGCAGGAATGCCATAAGTCACTACTCCAACCAGAATGTCATCGTTGTAAAGCCCAAACGCAAACATTATTTGTGGCATACGCTTGGCATAGTGTTTTTCAAGCAACCAAGGCTCAACTTCAAAGTTGTTTATTGGCAACACTTTCATGCTCTGCCCCTAATTTGAGCCATCCTAGCCAATACTTCTAGCGGAATTGGTGCGGCTTTTTTTGCGTCTTCCTCTATTTTCAACAAAGCAAGGTTAGGCTCATTCTTTGATGGAACTGTGATCCTCACAATGTCTGCGGGGTTTGGTTTGACGACCCAATCTGCTTTGAATGCTTGCCAACCACGAACTACACATTCCTCCAAGGCTTTCTCAAGTGTCCAACCAATCTTTTGCGCTTCGCTTGAAATTGCATCAATGGCTCTCTGGGTTATCGGTGCTCTTTTGGCTTTCCTTAATGTTTTGAATTCTTGCCAAACAGAATCAGAAACACCGATAGGTGGTGCAACGCTAGTTGCTTTCTTCTTTGTCTCTGTCTCTCCCTCTGTCTCTGTCTCTGTCTCTGGGATAGCAACTTGCTTGCGTTCTGCTAGCACTCCGCTAACAAGTATGAAAAAGTCGTTATCAATCAACGGCTTAACTCCATCTTGATATTCTTTTGGCGTGATGTGTAAACGAAACACTAGCTCATCTAGTGAGCCATCAAAAACACCATCTTTTGACTCACTTGCAAGCAACCAGAGCATTGGTGCTATCGCTTTGCTAGCAATAGGCAAGCGCATATAAGCCCTGTCGTTTAACAGGTCACGATGAAGTTTTATCCACGGAGGGCATCTGTCTTTGTAATGTTGAAAGACTGCCCAATTTTTCGGCTGTAAAAGCATAATTTTCCTCGCTCTGTCCACCCACTAACAAAAAGAAACAATGGAAGGAGGGGAGGCTCTCTTTTCAATACGCTCATGACTTCGTATCTATCCATGCTTCAAAACATTGTATCAAATAAATTGATTGTTGGTAATTTCATTTGTTGGTTTTCTGCCAAACAAACGAACAGCTTGGGCGTTCATAGAAGCATATTCAGACTTAGAAAAGATGCCTTTTGCGTTCCTGATGTCAAACGGGTTTAGCAGATCACGAGGCTCTTCTACCTTTTCAGCCTCAATCATATGTGGCTCTAGGGTGTACTGAGAAACCCAAGAACGACCTAACTTAATTTTTCCAATTTTCAATTTCTTCTTGTAGCTCATTTTTGTGCAACAAGCTGCAATAGATAGTCTTGGGATGCCTGTCAAATCCTCTATTTGGTAGGAAGTAAGTGGGCCGTTTTGTAGGCATCTGATAACTGCTTCTTGGGTCATTTGTAAAGGTTCTCCAGGTTAATTGTTCGGTTTAGATGGAGTTCTAGCGTTCTGGCAAGCAAAGCTGTTACAGCCGCATCAAAGTCCTCTGGTTCGGTTGTATAAGCATCTGCCATTGTTTGAGAGTACCCAAGCAAGGCTTCAGCGCATCTTTTTTCAAGTATTTCAGTTTTCATGCGAGTAGCCTAACATGATAAAAAAGTTGCGTGTATAGGTATAAACCCTTAAATGTGCCATAATATTGACACCAATAAAGGAGGAGCTATGCTAACCCAAGAGATTTTGAAAGAATTTTTTACGCTTAATGAAATGGGGCAACTGATAAGAAATTTTAAATGCGGGAAAGCCCCAAAAGGTTCTCACTCTTTATGTGAAGACAAAGATGGCTATTTAACTATTGGTATCAATAAAAAATTGTACAGAACACATCGAGTTGTTTGGATGTATGTGCATGG